AGCGATTGGTAAGGGCCGCTGGGATTGATCTGTCGAGCGAAAACGTTGAAGACCAGATTGCTGAGCTGCTTGCGGCCAAGGCAGCCCCTGAGGCGGCCATCCCCCCTCTTGCTGCCCCTGTAGCGCCTGTCACTGCCTCTGGCGAGACTCAGGCTGTCGCCACCCCTTCCACGGCTGTTGAGGAGGCGATGAGAGCCCAGCTTGCTTCGATGCAGAAGCAGATGGACAAGCTGAACGACAAGCTGCAGCAGACCGAGAAGGAGAAGCAGCAGGAGCGCAAGGCACGGCTTGACGAATTCAAGCGCTCTATTGTGATGCAGGAACTGGAGAAGGCTGGCTGTAAGCGCCCTGCTCACGTCTATGCTTTGCAGGGCAGTCAGTTCCGGCTTCTTGATGACAATGAAACTGTCGTCTACGGTTCAGAAGAGAGCCCGGTCAATGTTTCTGATGCTGTCAGCAATCTTGAAAAGGATGACGAGTATTCGATTTACTTTCCCGGCGTTGTAGCTTCCGGCTCTGGGCTGCCTACCTCTCGCTCGTCCATGCCGGTGAATGACAACCCGTTCACTAAGTCAGGCGCAAACGCTACCAAGGCTGCTGAGATCATCAATCGCGACAAGAGCTATGCGCAGCGCCTTGTGCAACAGGCTCGCGCTCGCGGTGATGTTGATCCGATCCTTGCTCGGGCTGTTGGCTATTGATGTGCTACGATTCATGGAACGGGCTCGGCATCGCCGGGCTGTGTACCCAGATCCCTCCCCGGGTTCGAATCGAGAGAGGGGGTCTGGCTTGTCAGGAAGGGTCTCCGGTTGGCGCCGGGGGCCCTTTCGCCTTTTCAGGCGTTTTCGATTAGGTCGCTATTGATCTGCTAGAATTCACTCAGGTAAAGCGGGAGGGAGTGGCAATGCCGCACCCTCTTTTTTTTGGGCTACGATTTTTCCGTATCCCTGCGACCGCCTCCAATGCCCGCCAATAGCTCCTACCTGATGGCTGCCAACAAGGGCAAGAAGAAAAAGCCCAAGGCCGGCAAGAAAGAAGTGAAAAAGGGAATGAAAAAGTGAAGACAAAGAACGTGCCAACGGACAAAGCCTTGTACTCCCGTGTCAAGGCTGACGCTAAGCGCAAGTTCAAAGTTTACCCGAGCGTTTATTCTAATTCGTGGCTCGTTCGCGAATACAAGAAACGTGGAGGTAAGTACCGTACATCTACGGTGAAGGGCAATGGCTGAAAAAGCGCGAGGTGGCCTTGGCAGATGGTTTGCCGAGGATTGGGTTGACATCAAGACTGGCAAGCCTTGCGGAAGGAAGCCAGGCGAAAAGCGTAAAGGCTATCCAGCCTGTCGGCCGACCAAGCGCGTCTCAGCTCAAACCCCTAAAACTGCATCAGAGCTTTCTGAAAAAGAAAAGAAAAAGTTTAAGCGGGAAAAGACAAGCTCAAAGAAGATCGGTTACCAGCATAAACGCAAGAAGCGTCGCTAGTATTTGGCCATGGCACCTAAACCTGTCAAAAACAAACGCAAGACCGCTGCTTTCTATGCGAGCAACCCAGAAGCTCGCAAGAAGAAAGCCGCTTACGATAAAAAGTATCACTCAACACCTGAACGCAGGCAATACAGAGCGGAACTCTCAAGAGAGCGGAGGGCTCGGGGAATCGCAGGCAAGGGTGGCGATGATTTAAGCCATACTGCAAGCGGCGGTTTTACTAGGGAGAACCCTTCGGTCAATAGGGCTAGAAACGGCCAAGGGGATAATCGCAGGCTGGCTTCCAGCAGGCGCAGGACACGTCGCTAGGCTGCTTTTATCAGCCGCAGATCAATGGCCGTTCCCGAGCGCGTTAAAAGCAAAATAAAAGAACTTGGGTTATCAGGTGTCAACAAGCCCAAGAAGACTCCTGGCCACGCTACTAAGTCTCATGTAGTGATGGCGAAAGAAGGGGATACCTATAAGGTGATTCGCTTCGGCCAGCAAGGTGTAAGCGGTTCGCCAAAGAAAGAAGGGGAGTCGGCTTCATACAGGGCTAGGCGGGAATCTTTCAAAGCTCGCCATGCAAAAAATATAGCCAAGGGGCGGCTTTCGGCTGCATACTGGGCTGATCGCCAAAAATGGTAGATTAGCGCAATTCTTCTTCTGTAATTTTAGCCTTTAACTCAGCCACGTATCGCCTCAGCTCCGCTGCTTTTAGCAGATGCCATTTATCAAGCGTCTGGAAATACATTTCGTTATGATTGTCAATACCTTTCAGGCAGCAACGAATTAACTCATTCCACTTTTCCCTGGCAGGCGTATCCCAGGTTCGCCTTTCCATAGCCTTAACAATAATTCGATTGCATTTTAGCGGCAGCTCTTCGCTAGACTCACTTCAAAGCCACCTCCTAGTCCAATGACCGTCTCTGGCGCCTACCGCTCCTCCACCAACATGCGCGGTGGGCAATCTGCCAGCGCAGTGGACGAGATCCTGTCCGGCATCGTTCTCTGCACTCGCGGCATGAAGAACTGGACCTTCATCCTGCCTGATGCCTTCACCAAGGCCCAGCTCGATGCGCTGCTCCCCGCCGCTCCCGTCGTCACTGGCACCAAGACCATTACCTATAGCGGCACCGCTGGCTACACCGCGATGAGCGGCGGCGAGCGGACTGCCATGGTGGCTGCTTTCCTTGCGAAGGGCTACACCCTCGACTGATTCGCATTCCAGATTACAGGCTTGTATTTTTTGGTTTGCACACTTTACTTGCGGCAAATCTTCAAGTTGTTTAGCTTGAATTTGTCATGAGAAATAGGCCGGGCTGGAGGGCTCGGCTTTTTTTTGCTATTATCTGGGTGAGAGAGGCAGTGCCTCGCAGCAAGGACAGCGGTGCTGTGAAGCTGAATCAACAACGGCTAGGCCGTAAATCTGTTCCTCCGCTCCCAAGACAATGCTTCTCGCAGGCGTCCCCCTTATTCCCGAACTCTTCCTCGACTACCAGCAAGAAGAGATCCGCGACAAAAATGCTCTGGTGACTTCGGGCCTCATGGTCACGAATGCTGCCATCCAGGCTGAATTTGCCAAAGGCGGCAAAACCATTGACCTGCCTTTCTATGGCGATCTGACCGGCGATTCGGAAATTGATTCCGATACCGTTGCTTCGACCCCCACTGACATCGCTGGTGACCTGCAGGTTGGCGTTCGCAACATGCGCCGGAAATCCTGGAAATCCAGTGACCTTGCTGCTGATCTTTCTGGCAGCGACCCTGCTCAGGCGATTGCCCGTAGCACTGGCCGCTACTGGATTCGTGACATGCAGGTTGTCACCCGCAACATCCTGAACGGTCTGTTCAACACTGGAGGGCCCCTTGCTGTCAGTCACACTGTCGGCGGTGCGACCACCCAGCTCTCTCCTGGTCTGATGGTTGACGGCATCGCCAAACTTGGTGACGCTGGCGACGAGCTGACCGGTGTGATGATGCACTCCGCAGTGTATTACGCGCTGATGAAGCTGGACCTGATTGTTCCTGCCTCTACCACCTCTCAGCTCGACACTCGTCTGTCTGCTGAAGCGCTGGAGAAAGGCACTTACTACGGTCGCCCGGTGTTTGTTGATGACCGCCTGCCTTTTGAAACAACTGGTGGCGGCCCCGGCGGCGGTGGTGCTACCAACCTGCCCATCTATCAGACCTTCTTCTTCGGCCCTGGCGCTTTTGCTTATGCAACTGCTCCTGCCAAGACCCCTGTTGAGACTGATCGGGACAAGTTCCTGGGTATTGATTTTCTGATCAATCGCACCCACTACCTTGTTCACCCGAACGGTATTAGCTGGAGGGGCAACCCTACCGCTGCTGCTCCCAGCAACGCTGAACTTGCAACTCCTGCCAACTGGGTCAAGGTGTTTGATGATGACCGCAACATTCGGATCACCCGGATGAGCGCCTACATCTAACCTGCTGTTTAAGACCACCATTGCCCCGGTTTTCCGGGGCTTTCCACTATCTGGCAACAAATCATGAGCGCTGGTACTTTCAGGATGCGGCGAGAAGCTGCAGAACGCGCAGTCGCTGAGGCTGCCGCTAAGCAAGCCTCTGTCAAGCAGGCTGTGGCTAAGCCCGTTGAAACAGCACCCGAGGCCGTCGAAGAGGAGGTTGTGGCTACTGTG